GGGCGTGGAAATACTCATGCGTCTGGACGCCGCGAAAGACATTGATGGAAGCGCATGGGACGTCCTTATCTGCGCACCCGGCTTTACCAAAAACGGATGGTTCATTCCGGATGAAGCGCTGCGGGTGGTCGCCGACGAAAAGATGTTTGAAAATGTCGATGTCAATCTCTTCGAGCTTCCGACAGGGGCCACGCACCTGCCCGATCCGCTGTTCGATATCAAATCTCTGTTGGTTAAAAGCAAGGTCGGGTGGATCGACAATGTCAAACACGCGGCGGGTGTCGGCCTCCAGGGCGTGCTGCATTTTCTCGAATCAGCCAAGTGGCTTGGCAAAAATCTGCTGGCCGCCAAAACAAAGGGCGGCAGCGTTTACGGGCTATCGTACGATTGCCCGGTGCGCGCGGCAAAGGCGGTTGTGGAAGGAAAGGAAGTTTTTAAAATCAATAAGTTTTTGTCCGCCGACTCGGTGGATATCGTAACTAGGCCCGCAGCAGGCGGGAAATTCAACCGGGCAGTGGCCAGTGTGCCAGCCCATAACAAGGAGGATGTTATGAAGAAAAAAATGATCGATCTGATCAGAGTGAAAAGACCGGACCTCCTGGACGGGAAGGATGAAGCGGCACTGACCGATCAGGAAGTTGAAGCACTGGCCCGGATGGCAATGGACCCGACGGAAAGTAAAAAGCCAGGTGACAAAATTGACACAGCCAATCTTGTCACCAAAGACGATTTGGCTATTGTGCGCTGCGGCATGGATCTGGACAAGAAATTGGCGGACAAGGATCTCGGCCTGCCGCAGGTCTCCGTGGAACGCATCCGGGCGCAGTTTACGGGGCGTGCGTTTGCGGCAGAGGACCTGGATAAAGCTATTGCCGGCGAAAAAGAATACCTGGGAAAATTGACGGCCACGCAGACCAACGCCATTCCCAGCGGCATCATCACCGGCGGTTTGGGATCGTTCGAGCGCGCCTGCATGGCAGCCGACCGCATGTTCGGCCTGACCAAAGAGGACATGCTCCGCATGGCCAAATTGCAACGGCTGGACAACAAGCGGCTTTTCGAGGATGTCCGCAGCGTCCAGGATTATAATGATTTCGACAGCGTCCCCGCTTTCGGGAGCATCCGGGAAATGTACACCTATTTCACCGGCGATACGGAAGTTTCCGGGCGCTTCAATCGCAAGGCGCTTGCCCCGGAGTTGCGCAGCTCAATGGACATCAATAGCGCGACCTTCACCTATGTCCTGGGCAATACCCTGTCCCGCAGGCTGGTCGGCATTTACAAGGCGATGGCGTTTTTGGAAGAGAAAATCATTTCCATCAAAAAGCCCGTTAAGGATTTCCGCACACAGGAAGCCGTTTTGGTCGGCGGATTCGGCGACCTGGCCACCGTGGATCCGGAAGCGGCGGATTATCAGGAAATCGCGGGCGTGACGGACGAAGAGTCCACGTACAGCATCGGCCAGAAGGGCAACCTTTTGACGATCACCCGCAAGACCATCGTCAATGACGATATCAGCATCATCCAGCGCCTGATCGACGGCCTGGGCCGCGCGGCGCGCAGAACACACGCCAAGTATGTCTGGGCGCTCATCACCGGCAACGCCAACTGTTCCGACGGCACGGCCATTTTTACCGGCGGACACGGCAACCTGGGCGCGACGGCTCTTTCCCATGCCACCGCGCTGATCGCCTATAAAGCGCTGGCCGCAATGACCGAAAAAGATTCCGGCGAACGCATCGGTCTGCTTTCCGACGCCAGCATTAAACCCAACCTGTTCGGCCCGATTGACATCATGGAAACCGTGGCGCAGATCGCGGAAGATGAATATTATTTCAGCGCCAACGATCTGACCACCAAAGTCCGCAACCCGTTGAAAGGCAAGATTAACGGAATTGTCAACCCGCTGATGACCGACACCAACAACTGGTACATGCTCCTGCCTCCCGAAGTGATCGACCTGATTGAAATGGGTTATCTCAACGGGCGCGAAGAGCCGGAGTTATTTGTGGCCGACGGTGTCCAGGCAGAGCAGGTATTTGTTGCGGATAAGGTGAGGTATAAAATCCGCCATGAATACGCAGGCGCAAACATCGATTATCGCGGCGGCTATGGTGCAATAGTAGCGTAACCGCAGCGTGTAAATGGTTATGCAGGGGCGGGGTTATCCCGCCCCCCAGACCTGACAGACCAAACCATTAACGTGAGGAGGAAAGATATGAAACGATTCGATTCGAAAATCTTTATCATGCTGATTCTGGCATTGTTTATGTCGGTGCTGCTGTCCGCTCCGGCCCAGGCGGCATCGTACTGGACGCAAAAATTTATCCGCGTAAGCGCGACGGCTGGCGAAACCCTTGCCGTCGGTAATGTGGTCACAATCAAAGACGCCGACGGGTACGCTTATAAGGCGGACGCCAATGACGCGGCTCTACGACCTGCCGTGGGTGTGATCGGAAAGGGCGGCGCCTCCGGCGCGACGGTCGAAATTATTGTATCCGGTATTTTGGCGGGCCAGTCTGCTCTGACTGAAAGCGGCCCAGGCTATCTGTCGGAAACCGCCGGAGCCATTACACAGTCCGCACCTTCGTATAGTCAACAGATCGGATATGCAATATCGGCCACGGAATACGTGATCAATTGTCAGAATTATTTTGACAGCTCTTCTCTGACTGTACTGGGCACCCTCTCCGGTGCATCACCGCTGGTATTGGAAGGCGCGACCGCAGACGCCAACGAAACGACCATCGCCGTGACTGATCCGACGGCGGATCGCACCATCACCCTGCCCGACGCCTCCGGTGTGCCGATCCTATCATCGGCTGTCCCGGATGCCGCAAAGGCGGTTTCCGGCACGGATAACGGCCTGGTGTTTGAAGGAGCGACGGCGGACGCTCATGAAACGACGCTCGATGTCGCCGACCCGACGGCGGATGTTACTTATCGTCTCCCCGTGGCGGCCGCCGGAACCTATAGCCTCATGTCGTCTTCCCTGGCCACCAACGCGCCGGATGTTGCCAACAGCGTAACGGGCGCATCGAACGCCCTTGTGTTTGAAGGAGCGACGGCGGACGCTTTTGAAACGTCCGTTACTCCGGCAGATCCGACGGCGGATCGAACTGTTACCCTTGCCGATGCCAGCGGCACCGTCATGCTTTCCAGCCTGGCCACCAACGCGCCGGATGCTGCCAACAGCGTAACCGGCACATCGAACGGCCTGGTATTCGAGGGCGCGACCGCAGACGCCCACGAAACGACCCTGACTGTTACAGATCCTACTGCCGACCGGACCGTCACAGTGCCCGACCGGACCGGACAGGTGCAGATCGCCTCTGCGGCCAGCGCACTGACTCCCGGCGCGGCTGTAACGCTCACCGTCGGCCTGTCCAATGTTTATACACTGACTCCGAACGATAACGAGGACAGCACCATCACATTCTCCGGGGCGGGCACTGCGGGTGATGAAATCACGATCATCATTACCACGGCGGGCGCTGGAGACGAGGTTATCACGTTCCACGCGACGCTGGTATCGACGCCGGGGACACTGACGGCTGGTACAGATGCAGGGAAATATTATGTCATTCGATTTATATCGAACGGCACACACTGGTTTGAGGTTTCCAGGACGGCGGTCCAGACCTAAATCTGATTAAACAACCAGGCGGAGGATGACCTCCTCCGCCGGTTTTCAGGGGCGGCAATCCGTGGATTGCCCCTCCCGGAAACCGAAATCTTGGGTACTGCAGGGGGTGTAAAAGTGAAAAAACGGTTTAAATGGCCTTTAAAGGCATTATTTCAGTACCGGACGGCCAATGAGGCGCGCAATGGCCTGAAAATTCAACCACGGCCAAATCTGGCCTGTGTGCTGGCGGCTCTGGTGCTTATCGTGACCCCGTTTTGGCAGGTTATGGCTGCGGATCATACTACCCGGACCATCACTTTTCTATCATCCGGGATAAAAACCGCCGCAACTTCGCAGAGTTCCACTTTTGATGTGTCGGCTTATACCGAGGGACAGATCTTTGTGGACGTCACAGCCGAGGGCGGATCGTCCACCCTGGACATAATCATTCAGACCTCTCCGGACAACGTGACCTGGTATACGCACACGACGATCAGCCAGATCACCGCGACCGGGCAAACGAGGCAGGCAATAACCAACTTTGGGAATTATATACGGATTTACTATACGGTTGGCGGGACGTCGTTTACGTTCAGCGTGGTTGGAGTAGTTAAAAATTAGCCATAGGAACGAATTATGATCACAAGACAAGATTTTTTAACGGCACTTTCCAGCCTGGTCAAGGGTGAATTACCACTGGGCGAACCGGAAAAGATCATGGCCATTGGTATCGCCGTGAAGGAACATTCCAAACATCGCCCGCTGATCATCGTTGAGGATGAAGCGGGCGCGGCGGCGTTTGATTATGCTCTTACGCTTTTAGCGTCCTGGGCGGAAGGCTTCTCATCGATCAAAACAGTAGAATACCCTGTGGACGACACTGACGCCGATGCGGCAATTCTCCAGGACGATGCCTGGACAATCTATCAGAAACCGGCGGGAAAATACCTGCGCTTCCTGGAAGATAAACCCGCTGCATCGGAGTCCTTCCGCGTGACTTATACCGCCCTGCACACCTGCACGGATGCAGCCTGCACGGTCGAAACGGCGCAGGAAGAGGCCGTGCAAATATTATCGGCGGCGCATTTCTGTAATATGCTGGCCGCTTATTATGCGCAGACGCAGGACAGCACAATCATGGCGGATAGTGTGGACCATAAAAGCAAGGCGGCGGAATACGCCGCCCGCTCCCGCGCTTACCGCAAATTGTATTTTGACTACATGGGCATTGAAGAAGGCAAAACCGTCGCGGCCAGCGTCACCCGCGACCAGGATGCGGCAACCAGCCATCGCGGCGATCAACTGACGCATCCGAGGAAGTTTAGATAATTCAAGGTTAAAGGTTCAAGGGGCAAGGATCAAGGAAAAATATGGAATTAAAGATCGCCTTAGACATGAAAGCTTTTGAAGAGTTGCTGCGCAAATGGCCGATGACTGCGAATAAAGCCCAGGTCTCGCGCGTGACGGAAGCATCGGTTTTCATGGAAGGCGTGATCAAACAGGCTACACCGGTCGGCGCTGGGCCTATACATTTGCGAGACACGATATTTCACAAAATCGGAGCGCAAGGCGATGGTGTCTGGGGCATGGTGGCCACACCGGCCATATATGGCGAGCCGGTGGAGCTTGGAACGCGGCCACACTTCCCGCCTGTAGCGCCGCTCCAGCACTGGGTGGAAAAGAAGCTGGGATTGTCCGGAAAAGAAGCAAAATCGGTCGCATACCTGATTGCCCGCGCGATATCCAAGCGCGGCACGCCTGCCCGGAAAATGTTCACTGATAACGTTACTAAGCACGAAGCGGCGGTGATCCGGATCCTGGAGCAGATCCCGGCGGATATTATCAGGCAGGTGCAGGGGAATTAAATGGCAACGTCGGAAAACAAAGATTTAAATAAAATAAGAGAACAGATCAAAGTCATTCTCCGGGGTGTGACCGGGATCGGCGTGGTGCATGACCGCATTCGGCTGGCCACGGATATGACGAAGATGCTGAATCTCTTCAAGGATGCCGAAGGCCGCATTAATACCATCATGTTTCGCCGGGAAAAGATGGTCAAAAAGTCTATTTCCCTGGGCGCGCCCAAAATGCGGGCCCACGTTTTTCTTTTCATCGTCATCATGGGTTTTAAAGACGAACACGGCACGGAACTCATTTTTGATGATTTACTGACGGACATCGAGGAAACATTTGATGGGTATGACGATCTGAACGGCACCTGCATGGCCTGTGATCAGGATTTCGGGCCTATGGCCGATCTCAGCGGTATGCAAATTGATCTTATTGAACCGCGCATGTTCGGCGGGGCGCTGTGCCACTATGCGGAAATGCGCTTGCAGGTAGTTGAACGCCACAACACGTAAGGAGGATAAAATGGAAGACAAATGCAATACCGGAGGTACTCATTATGCAGACGCGACCGGGAAGGAAATAAGCGAGCAGGAATATTTAAAAATGCAACAACTTGAAGAGAAAAGCGGCGTGGATAGTCTTGATCTCAAAAGAGAATCCACGTCCGGAAAAAACAATAAAAAATAATCAAAGCGTCGGCACGGAGTGATACCACCGGCATAAACGAGGAGGCTAAAAATGTTAGTTAAACGGGCACAAATGGCCGCAAAAGCGGAAGCCGCAGAAGGATCGGCGGAAACACTGGCCGGGGCCGATGCATTCCTGGCCGAGAACATTGACTTCAACCCGGAAATCGAAAAGGGAGAACGCAACCCGGTAACCAGTTCGCTTTCTGGTTTTCCCAGTATTCCTGGCGCGCGCAAATGTACCATCAGCTTTGATGTTGAACTGAAGGGATCCGGTACGGCTGGAACCGCTCCTGCTCTGGGCAAGCTCTTACTGGGATGCGGCTTTGCCGAAACGCTCGTAGCGCTTACATCGGCAACATACAAACCGGCATCCACGGGTATCAGCTCCATGTCTCTGGCGATGTATAACGACGGTGTAAGGTATGGCGTGATCGGCGCACGAGGCAATGTCAGCCTCAAGTTGCTGAAGGGAAAGCCGCCCATGCTGCACTTTGTTTTCACCGGCGCAGATTATACAGTAACCGATGTTGCGCTCCTGTCTTCCGGCGTAAGTTATGAATCCACGAAACCGATTGCCTTCCTGTCCGCCACCATGACGATTGATTCCTATGCGGCGCTGGTCGGCTCGATGGAATTCAATATGAACAACGAAGTGGCGTTACGGGATGACGTCAATGCAGCATCCGGCCACAAGAGCGCTATCATCACCGCCAGAAAACCGTCGTTGTCCCTCGATCCGGAAATGGTCACCGTGGCAACCTATGACTTTTTCGGCAAGTGGCGCAGCGGTAGTGAGGGTGCACTGACGGCAGCCCTGACCGGCGCTGCAGGAAATATCTGCACAATCACTGCGCCGAAGGTGCAATACACCGGCGTAAAGTTGGCCGACAAAAGCGGCATCCGCTCCCTGGGCATAGATTGCCAGCTTAACCGAAATGCGGGCGACGATGAGCTGGTGATTGCGTTCACATAGACTTACCGAACAAGGGGTTTCAACCCCTTGTTCTCAATAAACGGGAGTTAAAATGGAAACCAAAAAATATACAATCGGCGACAAAATATTCATACAAAAAAAGCTCGTTCTTGGACAATGGAAAGAATTAAGGGCTATTTTGGATGAAATTATAATTCCGGGCGAATTAACACCTCTGTCCGTAGTTCAAGCGCTTGGCCAAAATCTGTTCATTGCTCTAGCCATTGTGCTGACAGAAGAAGGGAAGTCCCCTCGCGGGAAAGACCTTGCCGTGCTCGCGGATGAGATTGAATACGGCATTACGGCGGAGACCGCTATCGAGGTGATAGCCGATTTTTTCGATTTGAACCCAATTCCCTTGATTTTGAAAAGTCTGACGGACCTGTCGGGAATCATCAAAACCAAAATAACGGAGATTGGGTTGATGAACTCTGCTTCCTCGTCAGCGGTGGAGACATTACAAGGCGAGAGTGGATACTCTGGCACATAAACGCTGCAGAAGCAAAGAGCTGGGCGACGCGATTAATTAAGCAGCGTTATGAATGGGTAGAAGTCTTATTTGGCGCGCCCGGAGAAAAAGACGCAGAGGTTAAATCATGTCGCAACGCAGATGCGTGCAGCATGTGCACTAAACGATGTAACAGCAGGATTGGCTGATGGCCGACAATAAAATACAACTGATTATCGAAGCGCTTAATAAGACGGACGCCGCCTTTAGTGAGCTTAAGCGCCACCTGAATGATGGCCAGGTCGAAACCGACAAGCTAAATACCAAGTCTAAAGATTTGACGGCAACGATTCAGCGGCTGGCGCTGTCTCTTGTATCTGTGGGCACGGCAGTTTCTGCGATTAAGATCGGCATTAATTATCTGTCCACAATCGAGACATCCGGCCTGGGTATAGCCGCCGCGTTTATGAGCGGCGGCAAATATATCGATGCCACTAGCGGTAAGGCTCTGGCAGCACAAGAAGCATTGAATGCCGCACAAAAAGATTCATCATCCATTATTGGAAATCTGCAATATGCCAATCTTCAAACCATTGCCACGCTGGACCAATTAATCAGAGCCTACCAGGAAACGCTGCCGGTCGCTATGTCAAGAGGGTTTAACCGGCAACAAGTTGAGGCATATACAACGGCAATGGTGCAGGCCGCCGGGGCCATCGGTTTGCAGATGGATATGCTTGCCGAAGAGACCAGGTCGATGCTGTTAGGTACTATCAATCCTCGAACCAGCAGAATCGCTACGGTGCTCGGCCTGCGCAATGAGGATATCAATAAGTTTAAAGGTGACGCTGACGGTCTGTTCAATTTTCTGATGGAAAAACTGTCCGCCTATCAGACTGCAGGAGTCGCGGCCCAAAATACATGGGCGGGCTTGTGGTCGAATAGCAAAGATCTCGCGTCGCAGGCATTAGGCCAGGCGCTGACGCCTTTCTTTGA